AAAGATTGCAAAAGGAATTAATTCAAATGAATATTGGAGTATAGATTGGAAGTTTGCAGGAATAAAATCTACAGGTGAAGAAGAGTTTAGTGTTTGTTGTGCAGGATTAAAAGGTGCTGTTACATCTAAAAGATCTCATCTCTGCATAATTGATGACGCTATCAAAAGTGCTGATGATATTAAAAACAAAGATATTCGACAAGCTATGGAAGATAACTGGAATGCAGTTATTGTTCCAACTATGTTTGAAGGTGCTAGAGCTATTTGTTTAGGAACTAGATTTAGACATGATGATATTCATAGTAGAACTTTTCTCCCTGCAAATGGTTGGAAGCAAATAGTTCAGTCTGCAATAACTGTAGATAAGGAGGGAGAAGAAATATCCTACTGGCCTGATATGTGGTCTTTAGATTACTTAAGTCAAAGAAGAAGAATAGCTCCAGTAGCGTTTAGTTTTCAATATCAAAATCAAGTTGTACAAACTAGTGAATTATCTTTGTCTCCAGACTTGATTGTCAAAGGGTCTATAGCAACAGATTTCGATGCTTTAGGAGTTGGTGTAGATTTATCAGCTGGAGTTAGAGAAAGAAATGATTACACAGTTTTTGTTATGGGTGGCAGAGTAAAAGATAAAATCCATATTATTGATTGCAAACGAGTTAGGGTGATGGGAAATTTAGAAAAATTAGAACTTTTAATGGAAATGATGGAAGAGTGGGGAGTAATTATGAAAGATGGTAAAAATTATTTTCCTACAGGTACTTCTTTACACGTATGGTCTGAAGCCGTTGCATATCAGGCTTCTTTAGAAGCAGACTTTAAAAGAATATGTCAAACAGAGCAAGGTTTATATAATTTAATCTGGCATCCAGTAAAAGGTTTTCGTGGAGATAAGGTTGCAAGATTCCGTGGAATTATGGGGCTTTTTGAACAAAGAAAGATTATTTTTAATAAATATAGAAAATTTGGAGCATTAACAGATGAGATTGTGAATTTTGGGGTTAGCTCACATGATGATTGCGTAGATGCTTTAGTTTGGCTATGTAATGGGTTAATGACTCGTGGAAAACTTGAGTTAGAGTATTGAGGATTTAAACTAGAAGTATTAACAATGCCAGAACCAACTTTTTACAAACTTGAACTTGAGCAAGATGCTTATGGTTCAGCTGTGATTTCGTTACCTGACGAGCTATGTCACGACATGGCACTTCAACCAAATGAAAGATTTGATGTTGAAGTTGAAGGAGATGTAATTACTTTGAAGCGTTTACATGCTGGTTATGTCATTGACCAATAGCAAAGGGATCTAATTAATGGAGAGTAATAGTAAAGCTGTTCTTGATGAAATGATTAAGTCCGTCATAACTCGTGACGGAAAAGGATCAGCTGACACAATGCTGGTTAGTTCTCACTTATCCCAAATGAAGATGTTTGGTATAAGGCAGGGAGTTGAATTTTATCCACAGCAAGATAACTTCGGTACGCAAAGATTCGATTTTATTCAGCAAGTTATAAAGTTTAATCAATTAGATGCAAGATTAGATGCAATATGGGATAGATTTTTAGCATATGGAAAAGGTTTATTCTATATAAGACCTACAAAAAAATCTTACAGAATTTATTGGTTTAATAAAGATTCTTATAGGACATATTATTCACCTGAAGGGGAACTAGAAGAAGTAATTATTATTTATCCATATAAGGTTAAATCATCGAAAGGATTTGCTGGAGTTGGGTTAAATACTGATAAAAGATATATGAGATTAAAAATTACAGCTACAGAAATAGAAGAATATCATGCAGAACAAGAAATAACTTTTGATCAAGAAAATACAAATTTTGCGACTTTTGATAAAAAAGTTGTAGAAAATACTATGGAGTTTATTCCATGTGTTGAAGTATTCAATAATCCAGATGCTTTTGGTACTGATGGTTCGGGTGAATTTGATTTTATTGCTAATCAGATTACCGCTCATGATGAGATGGTCAAAAATATTAGAGCAAACTTATCATTCTTTGGTAATCCAACTCTTCTATCATCTAGACCAAAACAGGACATTGTAGAAAGTGATTCCGAAACAGCACAAAGACCAAGTATATCCAGCCAGTCAGGATTCGCCTCTAATGTTGATTTATTTAGTTCAACATATAAACAAGATCCAATAACAAGACAGCAGCCAGGTTATGCAGGAAGGCCAGGTAGTGGCATGAGAGTTCCTAGAGTTATTGCTAACTTAGAGCCATCTGACAGAGTAGGTTTTATTACTCCAAATGCTGTCAGTTCTGATCAGGCTAGATTCTCTGAACAGTTAAGAAGTGAAATTAGATTAGCTCTTGGAGGTATAGATGATTTAAGTATCACTAACGTAACAGCTACAGAAATTAAATCTGCATACGGACGTGTAAGTGCTACTGCTAAGAAAAAATGTTTACAGATTTATCAGTATGGAATTTGTAAAGTTTTTGAATTAATTATTTTCCAAGAAGAACAAATTTTTAGAAAATCATTAGCATATTCTTCAGGAATAAAATATCCTGAATTACCAGAAAATGACGAAGATCCAAAAGCTTTAGAAAAATATGAAAAACAAAAAATTAAATATGAACAAAAGTTAGAACAAGCAATTAATACTGCAGTAGAAACAAGAGAAATTCCTGATGGTGTTTTAGGACTAGCACCTGATGGAGATAGAACAGTTCTTTGGAGATGGATGGGTCCTGTGTATGAAGATACAGCACAGGATAAACTCAATCAATCCATCTTTACTAGAAACCTTCAAGAATTGGGGGTTGATAGTATAGAAGCACTGAAGTACTTATTTCCTTCAAAAACTGATGACGAAATTGCAGCGATGCTTTCGGGTTATCCGTTTAGAATGGTAGGTGAAGTACAAAGGGCATATTCCGCATTTATTGACTTAATAAATCAGGAAATGCGAACCCCACATCCTCAGCAGCCTAACTTACCGATGGCAGCTGATCCTAGATTGGATTTAACTCCATTCTTATATCGAACATTAGAAAGCTTACAAAAAGAGGTAACTTATGCAGGACGCTACCGCTCAGCAGACCCAATCAGCACCCCAGACATCCCCGACCCAGCAGAGCAGCTACGTGGCTCCTCAGACTCAAGCCGTTTCAGGGAATTCCCAATGGGTGGCTCCTTCCCAACCCCAACAGGCACCAGCTCCAGTAGCCCAAGCCCAGATGGGGGTACAAGGGATCCAATACAACCCTACACAGTATCAGCCCCAGCCACAGCAGGCAGCCCCACAAGCGGACAACCCATACAAGGACGCATTCAACAGGGTAGTGGGTCTCCTGAGTTCACCAGTCCAATTCCCGTTCCAGGGTCAACAGTCGACAGCGAACCCAGCAGCAGACCAAGCCAATTACGGATACCAACAAACAACCCCATACAACAATCAGGGTCAGCAGACTTATATGCCTTCGAGCAACAACAGCCAGGCATACTCCAACAACTATTCCCAAACTTCTCAGGAGATAACCAACGAACAGCTCCTAGCCAACGGGGTAAGCGAGGCAAGTCTTGAAGTAATTAATCATTTTGGTGCTGATTCACCAGCAGTTCTTAATGATTATGCATGTCAGTTAGAAGATTCATTAATAACAACTAACACTCAGTTACAGGAAGCAGTAAATCTTTTACAGGAAATGTCAACTGAGCATAAAGCATATGAACAGATCCTTACAGATCCTGATGTTTTAGCTGATTACACATGTGAGTTCTTTGGAGAGAATGGACCTTATCCAGTAGAGGATGATGCTCCTGCATATCCACAGGCTCCTACTTTTGCAGGTCAACAGCTACCTAACCCAGCTGCTGCACAAGGTCAAGCTCAAGCACAGGCTCCAGCAAGACCTCAGATGCCTGTTCCTCCACAGCCACAAGCTCCTACAAATTCACAAGATTTTTGGAAGGACTTCGGTGGAGCAGCAGATAGAGATCCACAAAATGCTTGGAGATACTTAAATGCTGCACAGCAGAATCCACAAGTATTCCGTGAGAAACTTCTCGTAATGGAATAATGGGTGGAAGAATGGCAGGAATGGCATTAGATGATCTTCTAATGCCTTTTGCTGCGATGATTGCAACTCAGCAATTAATGGATCATAAAAAGCGTAAAGATCAAGAAAAAAAATTAGCTCAAATGGGTGTTCCTTACAATCCTCTTTTAATGAGATAACATGAAACACAAAAAGAAAGCCAGAACTACTGACAGAGCAGATCAATTCTTGCAAGCTATAGGAACTGCAGGTGGACCAATAGGTGCTCCTCAACTTGTAGGTTTTGGAGGAACTGATGTTCAGTCACAACTAGCAGCTGGTAATACAGATGAATATGCAGCTATAAGAATGAGAGAAGGAGATACGAGAGTTATTGAAGGTGCAAAAATGCCTTCTGATTTAGATGCATCATATTTAAAATTAAATTTGCCAGGTTCACCTCTACCTGCAAATGGTTTATTAGCCCCACAGAATATGGTTGCTGCAGAAAGAAATCAAAATTTTATAAGAAGTGAAGAACAAATGTTCTTAGCACAATATATGCCTGCAGCTGGTTTAATGCAGTTACCTGTAGGTCAGCCTCCATTAGAATCAGGAAAAGCTTAGAGATAGATGGACACTAAGAAAGCAAAAAAAGCGGTAAAAATGGCTGAAATGGCTATGGATCTAATGGATTTAGAGGATGAAATGGCAGCTCGTGAGGAGTCAGATCTACAACCTGAAGATGGATATATTAATCCAATGGGACGTATTGGTGTAGTAAGACCAACAACATATTCTTTGACTAACCAGTTAGACGGAACTACAACTCAATCAGTAATTAATCCTGAAACTTAAATAATCTCGTTTATTAAGGGTAAGTATAATTGTACTTAATGGAATTTATTTTCCAGTTTCAAAGAACACAATTAAGTGTTCGCTATCAGCAAACCTAGCTGACTTCTAAAAATGTTTATAGATAACGATTTTCCGAAGCTGCTTGGTGCCGAGTTATACAGACCTCATCCTGCGTATATCGTAGAAATGGCTTCCGAGCCAGTAGTGGTACATGACTTCACTAAACAGCCAGGGCAGACCGTTCAACTCGATAGATACAGATTCTTTGGAAATCCAGGTACAAAAACTTCTCGTGAGCGTACTCAGGACCAAACAATCGGAACTGCTAACAGCAGATCTATCGTAAAGGACAAGGTACTTGTATCTCTTAGGGAATATACAGGTCCTGCTGACCCTAATAATACAACTCTTCCTAGCACATTTAAGATTGCTAGAGAAACCCTAATGACAGCTCAGCGTCTATTGCTTGATACTGGAAACTTAAACATGTTCCATCAATCAATTGGTTCGTTGACCTTGTTAGACGATTACCGTAGATGGAGAGACAGAGTATTCATTGATGAACTATTCAAATCTGAATCTCGTGGTGCTGCATCTGATACACAGGGTGGTTATTACTATCCAAATGGTAAGACAAAGTCTAGCTCTACTGCATTAAATGCTTACTCTGCTACAGAATATGCTTCTGAGCGTTTCAAGTTCAATGTTAAGACTGACCTCCTTGAGGTAGTTAAGAGTCTAAGAAAGCGTCACGTACCAGTATTCGCAGACGGATATTATCGTTGTATAGCAGATCCTTCATTTATGAAAGATCTAAGAGCCGATCAAGGCTTCCGTGAAGTAGCAAGATATCCAGGAATGGGTCAGGGTTCACCTTTAATGGGTGCTATGGCTCCTAACCAAGCAATCTATGCTGGTGGACAGTATGGACAAGCTCAGTTCGTAGCTGGTGAGCCAGTTATGCCTTCTGGATTCGTGTTTGAAGGAGTAAGATTCTTTGAATCTACAAACTTCCCATCTAAAACAATTTCGGTCGATATTGGAGATGGAGGCGGTGCATCCACAAGAACAACTCCAGCAGGATTGTTCTTTGGTCCACAGGCAATTGGTGTTGGTATCGGTGGTCCTAACGCTCAAGTTTTAATCAATAATAATGATGATTTCTCAAGATTTATCATTCTTATATGGCAGCTTTATGCTGGTTTTGCAAACTTGAATAAGGACTTCATTACCACTGCCTTCACAATTACAGAGTAATAGGAGGTATTAACTAATGGCAACTTACAAGAGTGACGCAGGAGCAATCCTAGAACCAGGTAATCAGATTAATCGTTTATCATCTTTCAACCATGAAGGTGTTAAGGGATGGCCTGGAGTTGAAGCTTTCGAGCAAATTGGTTTTGTAAAAATCAACAATGCGGAAGCTGACAAAGCTAGTTTTAAAAGCTTTGATATAACTGTACCTTCTCCTGATAGAAGAGTCAGTGATCGTGTTAGAGATGATCGTACAACTTTAGTTGTAAAAGCAAGTTCAGCTAGACCAGCATATGTTTATGGTGCGTCTATATCTCTTGCTCAGGATGATCCTTCAGGTGGTCTTCCTTCTTTCCCAGCATCTCCTATCACAGCTGATCTTGGTGGAACCAATACAGAAGTTCTTCTTCTTGGTCCTAACAATGGTGGTTCACCTTTCGGTGTACCTTCAACTCAGCAAAATGGTTTAGCAGGAGCTTCCAGTTCTTTAGCATTTAGTGGAACAACTATTTCTCAAGGAACAGGTGCAGTTACAACAGCAAAACTACCTTTCTGGACAGTAGTCACAGGTGGTGGTATTACTGCAGCTAACGCAGCTAACTCCATGATGTATAAGGTTACAGCTGACACTACATTTAAAGTGTTCAACGTCAACGCAATAACAGATACTTCTGTCAATGGCGATGGTGTTTTCATATCTGCAGATGACATCACTGCAGGTAAAGCAGCTTACCTAGTTTGTCGTGTTAACTACTTACGTCCAGCAGCAGAGGTTGCATGGAGTGATATTTCATCCTTCATCGACTTTGCTTCTCAAGTAGGTGGAACAGACTCATAATTCATATTTTTAGAATTAGTTGGAAAGGCGAGTCTTTATGGCTCGCTTTTTCATTGTCAATAAAAATTTATTGAGTTATTCTAAATAAAGAAGGATTTTTTTTAAATTATGTTGTATCAACACAAAATTACTGGAGGCATAGTAGAAAAGATATCTCAGCATGGAGAAGGAGTCTCTATGGTCGTTAATGCTAATGATGAGACTGAATATGTAAATGATGAAGATCTAATCCCTTGTGTAGGAGCCACTAGTGAAAAAATAAAAACAGAAGAAAGATTAAAAGCAGAATTAAATGCAGGTGGAGATAAAGAAGCAAAAGTATCTAACAGAGAAACTTTCCCTGTTGATACTAGAATAAATATTAATACAGCAGGTGCTAGACAGATAGCAGATGCCTTACCTGGCGTAGGTTTAAAAACTGCTAGAGATATAAAAGATTTACAAACTACTCTTTCAGGAGAAAGATTTACAAAGTTAGAGCAGTTAAGAGGTATTAAGAGAATAGATTGGGATGAGATATTTAAAGAAAACTTAGTGAGAGTAGACTAGTAACAGGTAAATTTTACTTGTTTGAATGAAGCTTGATACCTTTTTACAATCAAAAGTACGTTGGCATTTAGGTTATAACTTAACTTCAATACCTGCTGGTGATCAAGCTAGGCTTGAAGAAGCTCTAAATAATGTACAAGACTCTTTTTGGGTTAGTAAAATTGTTGAGCAGTTAGGTCGTTGTGACGAAGCTGAAAAGCGTACAGACATGACTGGAAGTATTAACAACGATACTATTCCAAGAAACAGAATTGAGAGTATAGCTGGTGACGTTGATAGAACAGTTGCAACCTCAGATTTTCGTGAAACTTTAAAAACTTGGACAGAAATTTATATTTATGAGACTGATAGATTAGCAATGCATTTATACGTTCCTAATTACAGAAATCCAGCTCAGGCTAGATATAGGTTCAATAGAGAGGGTGCAGAATTTATTCAAGCTCTACCTGGACCTGCTGATGTAGCTGTAGGAACAAGATTACTTCTTGAAGTTAGTCATAGATAATTATGGTTTTACCTTCTACTAAACTTGGATATACTTTAGGTATAAAAAGAGATAGGGATATTATTAGTCCAAGAGAAAGACAAAAAGCAAGTCCCTTCAAAGGTAGACGTATTAGAATGGCAGGAGAAAAGCGAGTAGATATATTCGCTGTTCGGCCTGATGAAGCACCTTTTTCTTATACAAAAGGTACTAATCTACCTAAACGATTTACTCAAACTTTAGACATTCCAATTGAAAGGGAGGAGGAAGCTTAAATGCCTAACAAGAAAGGTAAAATGCCACCACAATTATTAGAATATTTTAAAAATAAAAATAAAAAAAAGGAAGATGGTAAGGAAATGTCTGATAAAGAGAAGCGTAAAGAAGCTTTAGATAAAGCAAGAGAAGCTAAAAATAAAAAAGATGATAAGAAAGATAAGTAAAAAAGCCTTCCTATATAATTAAAACAAGTCCTATGAATAAATAACGTGGCAAGTAGTAGTTCAAACAAACAACCGTTAATGGTTGATCGCCCAGCAACAACCTCAACACTATGTACAGTTGCGTCGGGACAATCATTTTTAACAAGTCTAATTCCAACAGCGGTTGGAAATGCAACAAAAGTCTTTGATGTTGACTCTGCATTAACTGATACTTCAATTAGTGGTGCTTATATTGATGAAATTTGGTTTACATATACAAAAGATGTTAACAGGGTTATAGATGCTGCATCAGCAAGTTCAGCCACATATACAAGAGCTGCTGCTGTTTTGACTGTTACTTTAACTGCTCATAATTTTAAAGTAGGACAAAAGTTATTTTTTGATGTACAGAGTGGTGGAGCACCTACTGAAGAAGTAACAGTCACAGCTGTTACTGGTGTTAATACCTTTACTGCAAATAGTTCTGCTTCAGGAACTATAACTACCAATAATGTAAATATTCACAAGCCTGTTGATTTTTGTATTTACCTTGTTAGCACAGGTACAATTACAAACATTAATCAATTTTTCCCTTTATTTGTTCAAAGTATTCCTTCAGTGCCAGAAAATCAGATATTGAGTACAACACTTACTGAAAAATTACCTTTAATTAATCATCCTACAGTACAATCAGGAGCTTTAAATTTTGCTGGTTCTAATAATGAGATAGCTCCAAAACAAAGAGGTTTAATGCTTAGAAGAGGACAAGCTTTATACGTTGCTGCTAGTGGAGCGACTGCTTTAACTAATGGATTCTACTGTAATATACAGGGCGGTTTCTATTAAAGATTATGTCATTCGGATTTAAAAAATTCGAAGATAAATCAAATTTCGAATTAAAAAATAATTTTAAAAATTTTGAAAATATACCAAAAAGACCTAGTGTCTATCCGAGAGGATCTGATGGATACGCATTAGAAAGTGAAATCAAATTTTATAATCAAGATTCTTTATGGACCAGATGGAGAAGAGGATATGAATTATATACTTTTACACAACAAATATTAGGATCTACAGCTAAGGAAAGAGATAAGCGAGGAGACTATAGATTGTTTTTTACTTTTCAGCAATTTCCTGGAGTTTTTATTCCTGCCAGAATATTTACTTTTCCATCTACTAATCAAGAATTAGGTGAACATATTTGCGGAATGAGAGATACAGATGGTTTTAGTTTTTATGAATTTGGATTACCAATATTAGAAGTAAGATATTTAGCACCATCTGTAAATGCTACATATGTTCAAAGTGGTACTACATTAGTGGTTACTAAAGATGATCATGGGTTATATCCTGGAGATGATGTTTATCTAGATATATCTACAGGTAGTGCGACAGATGAGACTTTAACAATTGTAAGTAAAACACAGAATACTTTTACCTTGACTGCGTCAGGATCTGCAACAACGTCAGGTAATGTTGTTTATCACAACTCTACTGCTTTTAATGACACACGTTGGAGATTTGTAAGAGTAAAACTAAGATCATTGCCAACAGAGGTTGCTTTCTTAGCAGGTGAAAGAATGGCAGATCGCATAGTAGAAAGAGATTCTGGTATTTCTTCAACATATGCAAGATCAGGTACAACAGTTACTGTAACTTGTAGTTCTGCTCATGGTCTATCTACAGACAATAGAGTGTTTGTAGATGTAAGCACAGGAGCCGTAATTTCTGGCAGATACACTATTGAAGTTATTAATAGTACACAATTTAAGTTCACTACAATTCCGACTGGAACAACTTCAGGCAATTTAACTTTATTTAGATTAATTAGAGGATTTAGATATGACGATTATGTTGGATATACAGTTACTGGATCTGATGCAACCACTAATGAAATTATTTTTCAAAAAGCAGATAGTTATGGAGCAAAAACTGTAGATACAATTGCTAAGACAACTGTACCTGCTCATAGAGGTTTTGCAGTAGGAAGATTTTTAACTACAGAATTAAGATGGAATTGTTCTTGTCAAGATTTTTCTAGAAGAGATAGTTATGATTTATTTAGTCAAAAGAATCATGAAAAGTTTCCTGTAACTGCAATTCGAGACACAAAACCAGGAAATATAATTCAGAATGATGGCTCTATAGATGAAAGAAGAGATGAACCTGGCGTATTTAGAGACTTAGGTTATGTCACAATAAATAATTTTTATGAGTTACCTGAATATGAAGACGAAAAACCCGATTCTTTTCAAAATTTACAATATTATCAGTTACGTTGGTGCAAACATATTTACGCTGCCATGTGGTCGATACTTCATGATGAAGGCAACGAGCCACTGAAGTTAGCTGCAAAATATAATCAAAATGGAGTTAATATTACTGTTGATTTTGAAAATCATAATTTAAATAAAAACGATAAAATTCAATTAAATTTCACAAGTGGAAATGCAATATCAGGTGAATATACGATTACTGATGTTCCTAATCCAAATAGTTTTACTGTTGTTTATCCATTTACACAGACTACTGGTGGATATGTAACTGTAGAAAATTTAAAGAAACATGAATATGTTGGGGCTTGGTTATTAGAACCTAGTGATAAACCAATTGGAAAAGGTTTAGAAAATTGGGAAAAGAGATGGGCAAAAGAGAAAAGAAAAATGCAAGAAGCTGTAGAAGTTTTTGCTTTATATAATCGTTCAACAAAATGGGAAGGTAATAAAAATATTATTGGTAATTTTAATTTACCTCAAGATGTAGCTAATTTTGATCCATCTGTTATTGCTATGACTTTGACAGATAGTTTAAAAAGAGATGAAACAGGTGGTTTAAATAGATCAGGTAAAGCTTTTAATACTACAAATAGAATGATTGCAATGGTAAATAAATTATTTAATAAAGCTCCTACAGTTTTAGACGATGTAAAATTTGGAATTATTAATAAACCATTATCAGAATTTACCAATGCTTTCGAAGCTGGATTATTACAAGCTGGAGATTATATAAATGGAGAGCTGTTAGATGCTTCAATTAATACAAGTAATATGGATGCTGGAACATATAATCCAGAGACTGCCCAAGATACAGTAGTAGATGCAGGACTATATATAAATGTCTAATTATGGCAGTACAAATTCAATCTCGTAGATCGAGCACAGCGAATGACAGACCTTTCCCAATAAGATTAGGAGCTGGTGAATTAGCAGTCAATAATAATAATGTAAGTCCAGGATTATTCTTTGCAGATAATACTGCATCTCCAAACACAGGTTTAATTAAAGTAGGTCCTGTTCATATTGGATCTAATCCTCCTAACACTCTCGCTGCTGGATTCACCTCTCTGAGTAAAGGAGAAACTTGGTTAGATACTGCTAGTACTCATATATTTAAAATCTATGACGGTTCAGCATTTCAAGTTGTAAAAGCAGTAGCATCTGTTTCTTCTGGATTACCTGCCAATCCTGTTAATGGACAATTAGTTTGGGATACGAGTAGTGGTGGAGCTTTAAAAATATATCTATCTTCAATTTCTAACTGGCAGGCTGTTTAATTATTTATTTAACAAATGATCTAAAATTCTATCTAATTTAGAGTGAACTGCTTGCATTTCTCTTAAAAAATCTTCTTTTAATACATAATCATGTAAAACTTCATATTTTAATTTTTCTACGTTTTTTTCAATATTTTCAAATCTTCTATCTAATTTTTTATTAAAATTTCCCAAAGCTCTAGTTATACCAGCAAAGGCTCCGATACTTCCCGAAATAATAGCTGCAATAACTTGAGGTTCCATACCTTAATTATAATAGTAGGCACAGTTTAAAATAGATAATTATATGCAAATATTATGGCTACAGGTTACGAACCAAATATAGAAGGTGCTATAGCTGTCCTTAGAGACTTGATGATAGCAAATAGTTTTACGATGACTCGTCAACCATATGAGCCTAATTATAGAGGTTTAGTTGATGCTGTTATAGATTTAAAAGAGGGATTTCCTACTTTTGCTCCATTACAAGTTGGATTTGATGCTACTGCATTTGAAGATGTTAGTGAAAATGACGCTTTATATATGAGAACTAGTGATGGTCAGGTAGGTAAAGCTAGTGCATCGAATGGTCTACAAGAAAATGCTCAAGTAGTTGGATTTGCAAATGCAGATGCTAGTGCTTCTGCAACGGTAAAAGTTATTGTTATTGGTTTAAAGACTATGAGTGGTTTAGATGCAGGTGATTTATATTTCTTATCTCCATCTACAGCTGGGGCAATAACATTAACTCCCCCATCTAGTGCTGGTCAGGCTGTTGTAAGAGTTGGAGAAGCATCTACAGCAACACAATTTGCTATTCGAATTGAACCACCTATTAAATTAAGCTAATGTCTAGTGTAGAAAATTACATACCTTATCAACCAAATGCTCAAGGTTTAACAGAGGCATTAATTGACTTAAAATCTACAATGCCAAGTCAGACAGTATTTAAGGTTACTGGATACGAAACTACTTGTTTCGAAAATGTTAATCAAGGTGATGCATTATATTCAAGAGCTAGTGATGGACAAGTAGGCAAAGCAATTGCAAATGATACTTTTGATAAAGCCTGTGTAGCAGGAGTTGCAGAGACAACTAAAACTGCTGGACAGTCAGTAAAAGTTATTGTTGCTGGGATAGTTGCAACTTCTGGTTTAAATACAGGTGATCAATATTTTTTATCCGCAGCATCTGCAGGTGCGATTGTGGAAACACCTCCATCAAGTGCTGGACAATATGTAACTAGGGTAGGAGAAGCTGGAAGTACTGGTCAATTCATAGTTAATGCGGAGCGACCAATACTTTTAAGCTGACAGTTTGGTCATCGTAAAATAAATGTAAATAAGTTCTTTTGGCTAAGAACTTGATCGAGATATTAAATGGCAACTAGGAAGGCGTTAGTACTTGTTTCTGGTCTTTTTCAGGAGTTAAATTCTTCTTCTGATAAATTAGATTTTGCTGGAAATAGTACTTCAGATTTAAGTGAGGGTTCAAATCAATATTTTACTAACACAAGAGCTAGAGGTTCAATTAGTGTTGCTTCAGGGAATGGTTTAACTTATAACTCATCAACTGGAGTTCTTGGAACCAGTGCAATACCTAATTCTCAATTAGCAAATGATGATGTAACTATTGGAAGCACTGCGGTTGCTCTTGGAGCCACTCAAGGAACATTTACAGGATTAACATCTTTAGCCTCTACAACATTAATATCTGGTGTCGCTGATGCTGCAAATGCAATAACAATTGCTAGTGGACAAATAGTTTTTGAAGGAGCCACAGCTAATGACTTTGAAACAACTTTAGCTGTTACAGATCCAACTGCCGACCGCACTATAACTTTTCCTGATGCAGCTGGAACAGTTGCCTTAACAAGCGATATTGTTTATCCAGTAACTTTAAATAATTCAGTAACTCTTACGAATAAAACTTTAGCTCTTGGATCAAATACAATATCGGGAACTCTTGCCCAGTTCAATACTGCTGTTACTGATGCAACTTTAGTTTCTACAACAGGATCTGAGACTCTAACAAATAAATCTGTAAATTTAGCGAATAATACTTTAACTGGAACCTTTGCTCAATTTAATACTGCTGTTTCAAATGCCACATTAGTTTCTACAACAGGAACAGAAACTTTAACAAATAAAAGTCTTACTGCACCAGTTCTTACAGGATCTTCGACTTCTGCAGGCAGTATAATTTTTAAAGAAGATACTGATAATGGAACAAATTCTGCGACACTAAAAGGACCTGCATCAACTGCTGATGTAACCATAACTCTTCCAGCTGAGACAGGAACTGTTCTTACCACCGCATCTTCAATTGCTAACAGTAATCTTGCAAATAGTTCATTAACAATTGGCAGCACTGGTATTGCTCTTGGAGGAAGTGCGACAACATTTACTGGGTTGGCATCGATAACTTCTACTGCAGTAGTTACAAATGACAGCGGATTTAGAATTAGAAACAATTCAGATAATACAAAAATTGGAGCTTTTAGTTCAGCATCTATTACAGGTGGTCAAACACGAACATTAACATTTCCTGATGCAGATGGAACTATAGCAACCCAAGCTTATGTAAATGCTCAGATTACCGCTGAAGATTTAGATGTACAAACTGATTCTGGAAATATTGATGTTGATTTAAATTCAGAGGCTTTAATTCTGACTGGTGGAACTGGAATTGATACTAGTGCTACGGGAACTACAGCTACCTTTGCTATTGATTCGACAGTTGTAACTAAGACTGGTTCTGCAACTTTAACAAATAAAACATTAACAAGTCCTGTTTTAAATTCGACTATATCAGGTACTTCAATTAAAGATGAAGATAATATGGCTAGTGATTCCGCTAGTCATTTAGCTACTCAGCAGTCAATCAAAGCATATGTAGATACCGAAATAGCTGGTGTACCACAAGGTGATATCACAGCTGTTACCGCAGGAACTGGATTATCAGGTGGAGGAACTACAGGAGCTGTGAGTTTAGCTATTGATGCAACAGTCGCAACTCTTACTGGATCACAGACTCTCACAAATAAAACTATTGCTTTAGGAAATAATACAGTTTCTGGAGCATTAGCTGACGGTATAACAGCGACGACTCAATCTGCCAGTGATAACTCAACTAAAGTAGCGACAACAGCTTATGTAGATAATCAGGTTACTGCAGGTGCAGTAAATGAATTTTCTGACAATGTATTTAGAGTTAAAGATAATTCAGATGCGTCTAAAAAATTAGCATTTGAATGTTCAGGAATTTCAGGCAGCACGACTCGAACTATGACTGTCCCTAATGCTGATGGGACAATAAGTACAGAAAGTTTTGCTACCGCAATAGCAGTGGCTTTAGGATAGTATTATGGCAACCCAAGTTCAATTTAGAAGAGGAACAACAGCAGAGCACTCAGGATTTAAAGGTGCTGATGGTGAAGTCACAGTAGATACCTCATTAAAAACTGTTGTGATACATGATGCAATTACTAATGGAGGATTTCCATTATTAAGACAGGATGGATCTAACTCTGCTTTTGCATCAGGATCTATTACTAATTGTAGTTTAAAATTTCAAGGAGATCCGAACACAGGTTTGATTAGTCCTTCTGCTGATAGTATATCTTTGGTAACTGGAGGAGTTAGCCGTCTTACAATAGATTCTAATGGGTCAGTAACAATTCCAGGTAATGTAACTATTACAGGAACATTATCTGCAACTACTACCAGTTTTTCAGATCAAATTGCATTAATTCTCGCTCTCGGCTGATATGGCAAATACCTTCAAAAGTGACACAAAAACAAACGTCGTAACAGATGCCGTCAGTAGCACTAATACGAATGTCGTAACATGCGGAGGAAGTGCAACAATAGTTCTTCTCAGTGTCCTTGTTTCAAATACAACAGGAGCTAGTGCTCAAGTTGATGTTTTTCTTGTAACGGCTGGTGATGATGTTCACCTTATAAGAAATGCTCCAGTTCCAGCAGGAAGTTCTTTAGAACTTATAAGTGGATCAAAAGTAATTATGGAAGCTAATGATATTTTAAGAGTGAGAGCTGGTACAGCAAGTGCTTTAGATGTAACTGTAAGTTATCTAGAACAGACTTAAGGAGGTATAACGAATGGCTCTATCTCAAGTTGGATTAGAAAGACTAAATACAGCAACTACCAAAAAGATTGGTACAAATAAAAATTTAATAATTAATGGAGCTATGCAAGTGGCTCAACGTGGGACTAGTAATACTGGTCTTAATGGTTATGGTTCTGTAGATAGATTTTTTCCAGAGAAACACAATATTGATAATTTAGCAGGTACACAACAACAATCGACTGTCAGCGATTTACCTGGTTTTACAAAAGCATTTAAATTAGACATAACCACTCAAGAAAGTGCCTTAGCTTCTGATGAATATTTTGCAATAATACACAGAATTGAAGCACAAAATTTACAGCATCTTGCTTATGGTACATCTTCGGCAACAGAAATTACACTTTCGTTTTATGTAAAATCAAGTCATAATACAGGAAATTTTGCAGTATCTATTTTTCAACATGACAATAGTAGATTAGTATCAAAAACTTATACTATTAGTAGCACTAACACTTGGGAAAGAAAAACTTTAACATTTCCTGCTCAAACATCAGGAATAATTAATAATGACAGTGGGCGAGGATTAGATATTAATTGGTTTTTAGCAGCAGGAGGTAATTTTACTAGTTCAGATACAACATCTTGGAGTGCTTATTCTGATGCAGGCTTTGCATTTGGACAGACTGCAAATTGTATAGGACAGACAGGAACATTTGAAATTACAGGAGTTCAATTAGAAGTAGGCAGCGTGGCAACAGATTTTGAGCACCGAAGCTTTGGTGAAGAGCTTAATCTTTGTAAACGATATTGCCAAGTCAGACAAACAGATGTATCAAGTGGTTCTCCATTTACAAGATTTGCACCTGCAATAATGCAAACTA